TCCAAAGAAGCAGCTTCCCAGATAGGATACAAGTGAAGTCCGATAGCATTAGAAGAAGGAATAACAGCACCAGAGATGATGTTATTACCATACATTAGTGAACCAGAAACAGGTTCACGAATGCCATCAATGTCCACAGGAGGAGCACCGATGAATGCGATGATGAAACAAGTAGTGGCAGCCAAGAGGCAAGGAATCATCAGAACACCAAACCAACCAACATAAAGTCGGTTGTCGGTAGAAGTAACCCATTCACAGAATTGATTCCATGGATTAGATTGTCTTTGTAAAGCAATAGTAGCAGTCATTTTTGAAAAGGGTAGTAGATATGAGTTCAAGGGAGAACTGGTAGTAAGTATTTCCACGGTGCCCTAAACCTTGGATATGAGAGACACTTTACTTCTGATGGTCTCGGTTGCAGAAGTGTGACGAAACGTAAAGATTTGTCTTTGTTTCTTAACTTATTTATCATATATCAGAATTCCCTAACAGTCAAGGAGTATATATACTCATTTTTTTTGAAGTGCTTTAATTTTTTTAAGTCTATCAGCATCAAGGCGTTTAATATGAGATGATTTATGATCAGACCACACAGCATCATTTAAAGATTTTGTACTCCCCCACAAACTGCGTTGATGAGATAAATTTCTCATAGTTGAAGATTGGATTGTATACTTTTGTCTATCCATGCCATCTTCAAAAACATTATTCCAATCCATCATTGTTATATGTTCATGTTTTGCATAAATTCTTGGACTTAATCCTGCATATGATTGCATTTCTTTTAAAAATTCATCCCTACGTTTCCACTGAGAATTTTGTCCTCTTTTAGGGTGTTTTCCTTTTCTATTTTTATTTTTTAAATCAAATTTTAAGTCAATTCCCCCAGCAATTGTCGATGGTGGTTTGTTCTGAACACGAGTAACATGCATTTCAGTGAATTGTCTTGCAGCATCAAATGAATGCTGGTCTCTGTTAGATCCAATCAAAGACCATTTCCACCAAAGATCACAAAAATCATTAAACTGTTTTGTATTTTTTACAGTTCTCCAAATTATAGTGCAACAAGGACTAATGTAATTTTTAAAATTATAGTTTGTTTCTGATAATTTTTTTGTCAATTCTATACCATCATCGTAAGAGAAAAATTCACACATAAATCCTTCAAGCATTTCATCATAATAACTAAATCGATAACAATGCTCTAAGGTTGTTACTCCTTTTGTAGGAAAAACTGTCTTTGAAAATTCTATAAACTCTTTTGTTTGTATATAACAAGCATCTATCCACACTGTGTGCTCACCTGGTTCAAATAATTTATGAGGATTTATTTTTGGAAAAGCAGATAGTCTTCTTGAACATTCTAAATCACAATAATTTCTAATATCAATGTATTCCCACGGACCCTTTGTGGTGTCAATTGTTCCATCATGGAACATGACGTATCTCACATCTGGATCATAATAATTTTCTTTAGGTATGTTATCATAATTGTTGGTAATGCAACTATAGACAGTAAACCTTACCTCGTTTTGTTTAGTCAATTCTTCTAAATGAATTTGATATGCTTCCTTCTGTTCCTCAGATTTTTCTATGTCATTAGAAATTTTATAATCAAACGAATTAACAATTTGATCAAAAATATTACCATTCTTAAGACCAGACAGATATCTAAGATGTTCCAAAGATATTTTAGATTTACAATCTAGTCCAGAAATCTTTGATAATTCATCAATAAAACCTTTCCAATTCCATTCATTATTTTTATTTAAAGTATACTCACCAGATTTTCCTATGAGATCGTTCCACCAATCTCTATAATAAGTAAACTTAGAAATGATAGAAACTGGATGCTCTCTAATATAATCTATATTAGATAATTTCAAAGATGCTGAACCAGACAACTGATCTCTAGGACCACAATCCAAATATAGATCCCACCAAAGTTTTGACCACTTTATTATTTTTACATTTGGAGTTCTCCATAATATACATGCAAAAATTGTATTATGATTATTGAAATCATAATTTTCTTTACTCAAATATTTTGTTAATTTAAAAATATCACTTTCATTTACCCACGATCTTAAATAATATTCTAAACATTCTTCAAAATAATTATGATGTTCTGGATGATCCATCACAAGCAGTTCTTCTTCTAAAATTATTTTAGAAATATCAAAAAATTGCTTATTGTTAATTAAATGTAATCGAGAAGCATCAACATAAACACATGGGTCATCAAAATATTCATGAAACATGATTTTTGGATGCCTGGATAATACAACAGGATCCTTATGTTGATATTTAATATCCCTTAGTTCCCAAGGAGATTTTGGTTCCACAGTGCCATCGTGAAAACAAATATACTGATGACCAAGATCTTCAATCTCAGGAAGTTCACAATAGTTATTTGTAATGCAAGTGTAAATAATCATTATATAATCCCGTAAACTTTCATGTAAAAATCGTGAGTTGGATATCCTGTGTATAATTTAGGATTTAACCCAGTTAGTTTTTCTAAGTCACTCAAAAATTCATCTTGTCTTAAATATTGACTTTTATCTCCTTTTTGTGGATGCATTCCTTTTCTTCCTTTTTTATTGAAGTATCCTAAAGGAATGCCAGAGTGTTCTCTTTGTTCATACACTGATGGTAAATCCACATTGGAAAGTCTCAATGCAACATCAAAAGATATTTGATCTCTATTGCAACCAATAAGAGACCATTTATACCAAAGTTTATTAAACTCAGTCATTTGATCACTCATAGTTCTCCATACAATAGTGCCTAAAGGACTTCCATAAGTTCTAAAATTATAATTTATTTTTTTCAATTCCTCTGTAAGACGAATTGCATCCTCATAAGAAAAAAATGCACAAGTAAATCCTTCTAACATTTCATCAAAGTATGAAAATCTTGATGCATGTCTTAGCATGGTAAAAGGAAAACATCCTTGGCTTCTATTAATAAACTCCCTAGTATGTTGATAACAACCATCGATCCAAATTGTATTTGTTCCATTAGGAAACCAAATATGAGGATTAGCTTTAGGGAAAAAAGATAATCTACGAGGACACTCTTCTTGATGATAGTCTCTGATATCAATATATTCCCATGGTTCTATTGAAGTATTGATTGTTCCGTCATGAAAACAAACGTACCTTACATCTGGATCATAATGATTTAGTGGAACAAATTCATCATACCCATTTGTAATGCATGTGTAGACAACCATATCTTTTTTTTCAACATAATCATTAAGTTCAAAAGGAGTGTATCTAACACAAGCATACATTCTATTGACGGTAAATGTATCAACGGGTTCTCCAAAAATTTCTTTTAGTTTATCTAGCAATGCAATTCTTTCTTTCATTCCTGGAATTTTGTGGAGTTTATACGCTTGTTTATACTCTTTTTTTCTAGTAATGCTAAGTTTAAAGTTTAATTGTGGAGTAACTTTGTTTACAACATATCTAAGCGGTGATTTATATTTTTTAGAAATTAAAAATTCTGCAATCGAGCTAGAAATTTGATCTCGATTTACACCAACATCATACCATCCACGCCAAAGATCATTCCAATCATTGACTATGGGACAAATCTTTCTCCAAATAGCACAATTGATTGTTTGATGATAGTCTAACAAAGTATAACCGAGATCTTTTATCTTTCTAGACATTTCAAGAATTTCTTCTAAAGTAGAAAATCCTTGAAAATAAAGTTTAGAAAATTCAGCTAATAAAGATCTCTGATCTGGATGTTTTTGTAAGCAAAAATCATGTTCTAAAAAAATATCTTTTGAAAAATTTGTAAATTCTTTTGTAAGAAGATAACATCCATCTATCCATACTGTCAATTCTCCCTCATCAAAATAATGATGGGGGAGATGCTTTGGATGATAAGATCTTCTTACAGGACACTCAATTTTCAAATCGAGTTTAATGAATTCCCAAGGACCTTTATTTTTTAATTTGCCATCATAAAAACATACGTATCTAACATCTGGATCATAATAATTATCATCAGAGATACTATCATATCCATTTGTAATACAAGTATAAATGATCACAATTCAGAAAGAACTTTACTACTGACGTTTCCAGGTTCTCTAAGAAACCAACCAGTTGCAATGTATTTATTAATAGGACCAGTCAAAAATCCTCCGCGATGCATATGAGTGTATGCAGCTGGCCAAAGAACTACTGTTCCTTTCTTTGGATGCAGTGCTAGTTTCTGATAAAGAAATTCTGTAGCACCTCCATTCTCAGATGGAATGTCATTCAGATATACCATCCAAGTCAAAACACGATCACGATACATAAAGACACCATTTTCACAATGCCACTTATGATAACCACCACCCGCCACAGTTTTTTGAACTTTAGTTGTCCAGGATGATACAGGATCACTATCTTGAACAATTCCCTGATAGTGTTTTGCATACTGCTCAAAACACTGCCCAATAAATGTATTGAGTTGCATTGCCATTTTTAGATCAACATATTCAAGATATAATTGATGATCGCTTCTACTCAAAATTTTATCTTGAAATTGATCTTGTCCAGAAGAAATCCATTCTCCAACTTCAGGAGTAAATTTTTTATCCGTCCAATTATCAAATGCAAGAATAATGCTGTCGCACATGTCATTTGGGACAGCATTATCAAAAATACCAATATGATCTATAAGTTTCATTGTTGTTGATTTAGATATACCTGTGGTGGAATTCTACCACAATATTCATCAAGTTCCATAATTTGATCTACGTTTTGGTCTGGACCTTGAAGTTCCCAAAATTCAGCAAGAGCATTTCTGCTGTCCTTATGAAAGACATCAATATGTTCTTCATGAATTGCAGAACCAAGATCAATCCTATAATTGAATATTGGAGTAGAATATCCTTTACCACTATCAAGAATTAAATCTTCAGACACAGCTCTTGGTTTGATGTTTTGATCGATCTTCCAACAAGATCCTCTGTTATGAAGTTTGAAAATTTTTTCTGCATGATGTCTAGTAATTATATAACATGCAGCAGAAAAATCATTGATAAATCTATGATGTAATTTTAGAGTGATACCATTTGGATTAATAATCGTAAACTGACAGGTATCAAAATTGATAGGAAGTCTTTTCCTAACTTCTTTCCAAGTAAAGTTCCAATACTTCGCAGTAGAAAGATCAACATCATCTTCCATAATCATAATTTCAGGAAGATCTGTTTCATATAGAAAATATTTGATTGCATTTAAATGAGAAAGCACACAAGCAATTTCACCCTGGTTCATATTATGCGGAATAGTTCCTTTTAAATATGAAGTTGGATCATCTTCTTTACCATCAATGCCAGAAATGCGATGATGATTTTCAATTTCCCAATAAGAAAATTGATCTTCCATATATTTCCTACGATCAGGAAATCTATCGAGGTTAATCCACAAGCACTTTGGAAATTCTTTCAGTTTATATGCAGACTTATTCTTATCCACAAATCTTCTTCCCGTGAACGATACCTCTATTTGCCATGTATGGTTGATTTGTATAATACTTCAAAATATTTTCTGGGGACATTCTAGATAAGTATCCAAACAAACTTCTATTCTCTTCAATATGAGGATTGTTGAACCAAGAATTGGAAGTTCTTTTGTGCTCTAGATGATAAACAGCATCATCAATTCGTGCTACATGAGATAGTTGATTGAAGCGATTATATCTTTCATCATCTTCGTATCCATAAGAAACAAAGTTTTCATTTTCCATACCTAAACGAATATATTCTTCTCTATCAAAGAATTGACAGAACCCAAACTTAGCATCCCAAGGTCTAGTATTAGTAAATGCTAAAAAGTT